TCAGAATTTTGGATTCAAGTTTCTCAAAGAGAAATGTGGGAAAATTGGAATAGTCAAGATAATAATAATAGTACAATATGGCATATTATAGCTAATAATCAAACTATACCATCAGAATTTTGGCTTAAAATTTCTCAAACAGAAATATGGAAAAATTGGAATAAGCTAGATAATAATAATAGTACACTATGGCATTATATAGCTAGTAATCAAAATATACCATCAGAATTTTGGATTAAAGTTTCTCAAACAGAAATATGGAAAAATTGGAATATTATAAATATAAATAATCAGATGCCATGGCATATAATAGCTAATAATTCAAGCATACCATTTGAATTTTGGAAAACAGTTGCTGATAAAGAAGCATGGATGAGTTGGAATATTAAAGATAATCATTTTGGTACAGTATGGCATATAATAATTTATAATCCACGTATACCACAAGAATTTTGGATTAAAGTTGCAGAAAAAGAATTATGGAATATATGGGATATTAAAAATAATTTTTATGAAACAGTATGGCATAATATAGCTAGTAATTTAAATATATTGCCTAAATTTTGGGATTTAGTTGCTGAAAAAAATGCATGGAATAAATGGGAAATTGAAGATTACAAAGATCAAACAGTATGGCATATTATAACTAAAAATTTAAGCATACCATCTACATTTTGGAAAATGGTTATTGAAAAAAATATGTGTGATAAATGGCATACATTTATTAATATTGAAAATAAATCTGTATGGCATATTGTTATTTTGTATTTAAAAGATAATGATTTTTGGAATAATGTAATTATACATAAAAAATATAATAACTGGACAAATGATATATGGATTTTTTGTGAAAGAAATATAACTAATATTGAATGGTGGAGTAATTTGGCAAAAAATATAGATTTAAATGATATAAGGTTAACATTACCATCAACAACTAAAGATAAATTAACTAAATTAAAAGAAACATTAAATATAATGAATAAATATATAAAATATAAAATGAAATATTTACAATTAATAAATATACATTCTAAATAATTTTCTTAAAAATTAATACACTCATTTTTATTTTTTATGCATATTCTATCATATTAATTTTATAAATTTTATAAAATTAATTATGAAATTAATAAAAAATAAGAATATAATTTTATCTAAATACTAAAAAAAATTTAAATTTTTGTATTAATAAATATTAAACTAGACAAAAATAATTTCTTATATAAAATTTGTATCTATTTATTTTGGATTTATTATAATTATTTTTCAAATGCCAAAATATGATTATTATTTTTTAATTTAAACTAATTAATAATATTGATATATTAGTTATTATCATTCTACTAAAATATAAATAATTTTATATTAATTTTTTATATTCCGATATGTTATTAATTTTATTACCATTTCAGGATGATTTAATACATCATCTGCTAATAAAATTAATAATGATGGTCTTATATCAAAAAGTTTTTTATAAAATATTAGATTATTTTTCATAATTTTATTTATACGATATAATATTCTTATGTCACAAGTATTTATTAATTCTAGACAAAAATTTATGTCATTTTTAAGATCAATGTGTGCATTATCATATAAATAATATTTAATAGATATAACTTTTTTCATCAAATTATAATTATTTATAAATTTATTTTTAGTGTTCCAATAATATTTAATAATATTTGGTTCTATTTGTATGAGTTCATTTATAAAACTTTCATCATATGTAAAATTAATAATAGTAATTAATTCATAATATTTTATTGTTTTGATAATTAATTTTTTATTATTTATTATAAATCTAAAATTTTGTAAATTATTATTAAACTTGTTAAGTTTAATTTGATAATTATAAAATCCATCTAAGGCTACTTTAGATATTTTATTTTCATATTTATTTATAAATTCATCTGTTATTAGACTATTAAAAATATTAATTTTTTTTATATCTGTAATATAAAACAGTATATATTTAATAATAATAAAAATAATATTAATATCTTTATTTAAATTTTGATTATTAATAAAGATATCAAATATTTTTAAACTTGATTTTTCTAAAATTGATTCATATACAAGACTAGTTTCCCGGTTATTTTTTATATATTTTAACATATTTATAAATTTTTTAATCATTAGAAAAAATATATTTTTATCTATTAATAAATTATCTATCCAATCTAAGAAATATATAATTGAATTATTTTTTAAAAATATTTTTACAAATTCTATATTTTGAAGCTTGTAATTACTAAAATACTCAATTATAGTATTATCACAATGTCTAAATATAATTATTTTTGAATTATTTAATAATTTAGGATCATATTTTAATTCTAAATCATCTACATAACATAATAAATTTGGATATTTATTAATAATTAATTCTAAAGTATTTCTTTTATTAATTATATTTTTTATAACATTAAATTTATAAATATCATTATAAATAGGTAATAATTCAATTGTATCAATAATAAGTTGTTCAACCAAAATCAAAAATTTTGATTCAAGAACTAAACCCGAAGGGTTTAGTTGTTCCATTGAATCATCTAATATAGATAATATATTTATACTAGATTTTTTGAAACATATTGATAAACATTTTTTAGCAAAATCTAAATCACTATATAGTAATGGTTTAATATTATTTAAAGTATCTAATGATATATAAATTTTATCTAAATAATTTAATATCATATTTTTATCTAAACGATTTATATGTACATTTAATTCTATAGGTATATAATTATTAATACAATTTTCTATAAAATTATTATCTTGAAAATATTTTGCAGGTATATGTGGTAATGCAGTATGATTTTTTTTACATGCTAATATACATAAATTTTTTGTTTTATATTTCATAGGTACATATTTTAACATATCACCTATATTTGATACAGCAGCTATAATTATATCGGTATCAATTTGTAAAGTATATGGTAATATTTTATATAAAACTCCTCTATTTGCAATTTTAGATAAAACAAATGTTTTATCATTTTTAATACATGATGGAAATTTTTCAAAATTTTTATAATTTATATCAAATAGATAATTTAGATAAATTTTATTTTGACATAATATATAATCTAAATAATCATTAGTTACATAATCTTTAGAAAAAAATTTATAATGTTTAAAAATAATATCAAAATATTTTAATTCAATATTATGGGATCTTGTATAATTTATAATTTTATTTAATTCTTCTTTTATAAATTTAAGGTCTAAGGTATTAATAGATCTAGCATTAATTATAGTATGTTTAATTGTATGCTGTTCAGACATTTTGGAAAAAATCATGGTAATGTACATATAAAACATACTTATATTAAATTATTTCAATTTTTTTATAACTTATTAACATATGATAATAAACTATTCGAGTAATACATTTTATATCTATATTATACTATAATATTCATAGTAACAAATTTTTATAACTAAAATTATTAATTATAATTTTAGTTATAAAAATTTATTGTTTATAATTAATATATGGATGATATATTTATCGAGAATAAATCTTGTAATAATGCATTAAAATATTTACCAAAACCAAAATCTAATTATGAATTAGTATCTAATTTTAATTATGATGTTAAAGAAATATTATATAAAGGTTGTAAATATTTACCTAATTTATTTTGCAATTGCAATAATTTTAATTTATTTGATAAATTAAAAAATGAATTATTTACAGATGACAATATAATAGATTGGAGTAAACATCATAAAATAGATAATCCAAATGATAGTGTAACATTTAATAAAATTGTTGAATGTTTATGTGATTATTTTAATGTAAAACCATTAGCAACTAGATTGAATTATTATACTGAAAATGATTATAAACCGTTCCATCATGATTCACATGCATATACAAACGGTTTAAAAGAAGATATTACTATTGGTTTATCTTTAGGAGACACTAGAAATTTAGCATTTAAACATGTAGAATCAGAAACAATATTTACTTTTCCTCAAAATAATGGTGATGTATTCTGTTTTGATCATTTAACAAATATTAAATTTCAACATGGTATACCTAAATTAAAAAAAAATGAAAAAAATTTAAGAATTTCAATTATAATTTGGGGAAAAAAATTATAAATATAAAAATTTATATATATATATATATATATATGGATTTTTCACATAAATATGAAAAATATAAAATAAAATATAAATCTGGACTTACTAAAATGAAAGGAGGTAAACCATTGGAATACAATCCAATTAATGGAAAACTTATTGAGAGTTATGATAAAGATGATTTTCAAGTAGTTGCATTTTATTATCCAGGAGATCCAATATCACCATATTGGGATCAACATTGTAATGCTGAATTTTTGGGTAATTTTTATTATAGTCCTATAGAAATAACAGATGGATATGGAAATGATCCGACACAATTTTTAAATGCAGAATCAGCTTTTCAAGCTCTTAAATTTTGGACAAAAAGAAATAGTTTTATAAATACATCTGGTCCACAAGCATTTACAACTAAAAGAACATTAGAAAAAGAAATCAAATCAGATTATACATTTTCAGGATATGGTTCTAATTTAATAGCAATGAAACATATTTTAGAAATAAAATTTAAAGATCCTATATTAATGGCTGCATTAAAAGCAACTGGAAATGCATTTTTATTAGAACATAATCCTATACAAGGAAGAGATCAAATTTGGTCTGATAATAGTGATGGTACAGGAAGTAATGCATTAGGATTAATATTAATGATTATAAGAGATGGTCAAGAATCTACATTTTCATCTGTATTTGATTTATTAACTGGAAATGATAAAATAGGATTATATAAAGATGATAATAATCCAGATGTTAAAACTTGGAAACATCAAGTTGATACAGCTGCAAAATTAGTTATAAATAAAGCAAGATTAACGCCAGTACAAAAATCAAGTTCATCATTACATACTGCAGAATTAAACTATTTAGTTTGTTCAATTTCTGGATGTAATAAACAAACTTATTTCAGACATCCAGGTTATTGTGGGCGAGATCATGCAAATAAAGCACACAATTTAATACTAAAATGTTCAATTCCCGGATGTGGAATTAAAACTTATGATGGTAACACTGGTTATTGTAGAATGGAACATAAAAGACTAGGTGATTTAATAATTCAAAAAAATGCACAAGTAACATCATCATTATCATGGCCTTTAGCAGAACAAACATTTCCACCACCAGTACCATCAATGTTGTCACCTATAGAACAAACATTTCCACCACTAGTACCATCAATGTTGTCACATATAGAACAAACATTTTCACCACAAGTATCATCAATGTTGCCACCTATAGAACAAACATTTAATAAATGTATATTACCAGAATGTGATAAACAAGCTTATAATAATGAAGAAGGTAATTTTTGTAGTATAGATCATCTTAATATATTTAAAAATACATCAAAATTATATTGTTTGTATCCAGGATGTTTAAGACATAAATATCCTGGAGGTAGATGTTGTGGAAATACACATCGTAAAAAAATGGATAAATCTATGTGTTTAAATCCTGATTGTCAAAAAAATGTATATAGTGATCCAATCTCTAAAATACCAAGCTATTGTTGCTCTTATTCTTGTCTTAATGAAGCAAAAGAAAGAGGTTTGTTATGTTCAATAAATAGATGTTACGAGGTGGTGTATAATGGTATGATATTCGCTAAATGTGTAAAACATTTAAATTAGTTATTAATACACTCATTTTCAGGAAAATTATCAAAAATTTCATAAAAAATAAAAAAATATTTATCGAAGATAAATATTTTTTGCATAAAAAAGAATATACATATTCTTTTTTATGCCTATATTACCATATTCATTTTATAAATTTTATTTAGAACGACAGAAAATCTTTGATTTTCCGTCTTAAGATTGCGATAAATCTTCGATTTATCACAATCATGTATTTAAAAATAATATTTAATAAATTTATATAATTTTGTAAGTAATAATGATTTATTAAAAAATAGGTATATTTAATGAGCAT